CCTCGATCGAGGGTAACAAAGTTCCAGGTCCCCGGACTTGGCACTTTCGTGTGGATCGACTCCAGCCATAACTTACTTCAAGGTCCTATTGGGCCTGATGCAAGAGACCGCGCCCTTGAGAAGGGGCAGCAGACCTTGGGAGGTCCGCGGTGGCTCCACTATAGGCGATAACAATCGCTCATTACGAGTATAGGCAATCACACCACGCGCTCACTACGCAAAGGTAGGAGACGGCTAGCCCCCTAACCTCCACCTGGTGTCATCCTAGAATGTAATGTTCTCACCCTTTAATAACTACTGCTTTCATTAATTACTTAACAAAAACAAATAGTGAGAAAAGAGCGAGTAAATGGATTCGACAACGAGAGTTGTTGAAATTCATTTATTTGCCAGTACAAGTCCTTGGTCTGACTGACCATTGGAAGAAGGGTTTCCGCATGTTAGGTCTTAATATCAGAGAAATCTGGATTAAGTCAGGACCCAAGTTCACTTCTCAGTATCTGAGTGAGTGTTCTCGGGCGCTAATATGCTGGGCTGGTAACGAGAAATTCGTTCAGGGTAAAACCCTGATCTCTCTTACCGCATCCGGCTTACCCAAAATCATTCCAATTTATCTCAGAACCATTATTCGAGGTTTAAAACTCGATAAAGATTCTAGTAAATTGGTATTTCGGGCAACGCTTACTGCTCTCAGTGTGTATAGAGTTATAGGTTTCGCTCCCATATTTAAATGGGAGACGATTACTGATCCATTTAGTGGATCTACTCAAGTTCTTCCAGAAATGGAATTACGAAGAGTAATAGCACTTATGCCCTCGATTAAGGATCTCAAGAAACCGAATTTTCTGAATATTTCAGAAAGTTCGGGTCCAAACTATCCGCGAGCAACTTGGTCCTCAGCACTAGATGCATTTGCCATGGCCCGGCATCCTAAACAGATGTGGGCATGGATCAAATGGTGTAGACACCACCAATGGGATTTACCCATTGTGTGGTTGCTGTGGATTTTAATTGTATCCACGCCAATCTCTCTCTTTGTCAGACTAATTAGACTGCTCCATAAAGGGCAGCTCTCATTAGGATATGTGGTCCCTAAGGACCTCTATATCGGGAGACTGGCTACTGTTCTAGAGGCAAGAGGTAAAGTTCGGATTGTCGCCATTGTAGATTACTGGTCCCAGTTAGTACTGAGACCACTACATGACTCGATATTCCGGGCCTTACGTCGAATTCCGCAAGATGGAACGTTCAATCAAGAACGTCCACTTAAGGAACTCTTAAACCGTTGTGTCTCTGGGGAAAGAATAGCTTCTTTCGATCTGTCTGCAGCTACCGACAGACTGCCGGCAGCCTTACAGGTTCAGATTCTGAATCTGTTTGGTGTACCAGGGGATCTTTGGATCTCCCTGTTACAACGTCCATATTATTATGTACGTAAGACGAAAGAGGGGTCGACATCGTCGACTGCTTATGAGTACGCCGTAGGGCAACCTATGGGAGCATACTCCTCTTGGGGTATGCTAGCTCTAACACATCACATTATTGTGCAGGTCGCGGCTAACCGTGCTGGTATAACCAGCTGGTTCCGGGATTATGCAGTCCTTGGTGATGATATTATCATTGCTAATGATCTCGTGGCTCAAAGCTACAGAGCCTTAATGAACGACCTCGGTGTTGAAATCAACATGACTAAAAGTCACCACGGAAACGTGGCCGAATTCGCGAAAAGATGGATCCATCCTCTTCTAGGAGAGTTAACTCCTATTGGGGCTGGTAACATTTTGACTGTTGTTAGAAACGTACGATTAATGCCTAACCTTATCATGGATTTATTCATGAAAGGTTATCCTTTTACCTGGAATATAGTTTCACGTGCTGTGGACGAGATTACTCATTCTGGAAAATCCAAAATGGTAGCTCTCGCCACAGCCGTGTACTGTTTAGGACCAAGCGGTATGCTCCATAATGGAACCAAGGGACCAGCCGAATGGCTAGGATCCATGGCGTCCAAATATTATGGAGGAACAGTACACTTACCTAATCTTCTTAATGCTATGCTTTATTCACGTAAAGTGGATCAAGCAGCAAAAGTTGATCGGGAAATTGCCCGTAACCGCGAAGCCAAAGAGAAATTCAACGCTCTTTGGAAACGGTACCCACTCTCAGGTTGGCATCTTGCCTTCCCGTGGGTGGTCCGAATTCATCCTGATGCTAAGAAACTCAGTTGGGTACTGGGTTTCACAGAGGAACTTAACGATCTTGGATCGCCTAAGAACCCACTAGCATTTTGGAGACTTCCTTGGCCTATACAGATAAATTATGAATTAATTTTCTGGGCTGGGGTGCAGCGGATAAGTCCGGGTTTCCATGCCTATTCTGTTGAGAGAGAGGAACTCGTTCCTCAACCTCCTCAGACTAGCTGGGAGCACGAGCTTAAGAGAAACGCCAATATCATAAAGTGGGCCTCAACGAGACCTGAATCTTTAGATATGCTTATCCAGACTAGTCTGGACAAGTTGGCGCGACCATTGGATAGCAATGTCATACCTGATAATCAGGTGGACATTGATTGGAACCGAGAGATGCTGAGTTCAGATTTTGTAAATCGAACCCTATCGATGCACAGGATGGTGATGGAGTTGATCCATCCGCCATTAGCTGAGCAGGATAAATCCCTTGCTCTGGTTATTAGCCAGGATTCCTCCGAGGTCTTTGGGCCTCTAACCACTCCGCCATGCGAAAGCATGGGGCTCGCTTCAGCAAGCGAGGTTACAGATGGTAAGGAGGGACTTGTGCGACGCCCAC